TTTCACCGACAACAGTTGTAATAGCTTGGGAGATAGTGTCCCCAGCAGCTACTTCCAAAACACCAGAGGTGGTTGTAGGCGTTCCAGAAACTGTCACCCAATCATCGAGACCTGAGCTAAAATCAGGGTTTATTAGTAGTTGTGTATGCACGCCCTCAAACTCTGGGAAGATAGACCTTGCTTCAGCCTCTGTAGCACCAAATGTACCTAAGCCAATATCATATAAGTTTGAATCTGCATCAATGACCTGTATGTGATCTAGCAGTTCATTAACCAGCACAGTGTCGAATATCACTGTAAACTCAGAAGCTAGAAACATTGTTTGCTGTAAATCATAGAGAACCCTTGTGGAGACCCCTGCACTACTTGCCCTGTCTAGTGCCTCTACAATACCGTTACCAACTCCGCTATCTGCATAGTAATGTACAGACGCTGGGTAATGCTCGAAGAAGGTGATATTGTTTGCACCAGTCACTGCACGGAGAGTCCCCATAACATCTTCTGTACTACCGTCAGAGTTATTGGCAGTAGCTCTACCAACTAAGGCAACTCTATAAGAGATGTCCCCCCTAGACTTTCTACTTTCCCCTAATATACGTCCAAGAACATCTAATTGCTCACCAATAGCTGTGTAAAGCCCTCGCTCATTAAGCAACTGAAAGAGCGCTACTTCAACAAGTTGGAGGTTTTCTACATAAGATTTTAACAAGCCCTGTATATTGGGGCTATTCTCCCATTGAGACATGAGGAGATCCTCTCCCTCTGTAACATGGTTTTTTAAAATAGGTAACGCCATCTATCCCCCCTAAACCGTTGCGTCTACAACTGTAATATCTTGAAACGCTGTTGAGGCTGTCTCACTATGAGATATACCAAGTTTAGCGGTTGTCCAAGTGCCTGTTGGCGTGTCGCCAGAGGCGGCTATCACTTCGTATTCAACCACAAGATCATCTATCCCCTCTGTGCTTGAGTAGACATCACCAAAGTACCTAGTAACAATAACATCTGTATCAATACCTAAAGCCAAAGTGCTGTCTACCATTTGATTTTTGATAGCTTCCTCACCTTCAACAGGGAAGGACTCTTCATCATACCTTGTGTAAGTGACACGAAGGGCTAGGTAGATAGGCACTGGTCTTGAGAAGTTTATCTCCCTACTTGTCCCTGCTGAGTCGAAGATGTACTCTGTGGTGTTTCCATAAGTTTCAATACCTGCTGGCTTAGATGCCCATATAGATTTAGCTATTGCCTCATCTGTGCTCCCTTCCACCAACGCTTCAAAACTCTTAGGGGGTCTTCCTGCTGTATCAGTCAACATAGTGTCATTCTCAAACACCCTAGCTGACGTAACACCTAGAGTGTTCAGTAGTAACGCTCGTATAGCCTCTGGTGTAGATAGCCCATTAATAGACTGACTCAAGCTAAACCTTAACCTAAGCTCTTCATCCGTCTCAATATCCCTACCTAACGCAAAAGCACCCTCATTACCTACACTAACTAATCCAAAAATAGGGCTAATAATAGAGGTGATAGAGTTTGGCGGAACAACTAGAGCACCAATTTCAACTGCTTCTACAGTAGCTTTAGCAACTACTTCATCACTGCCAATAAGAGTAGTTGAGGATATAGCTATGTTCTCTCCATCTGTAACTATATTTAGCTGTAAAGCCGTTGAATCAACTGTGGCAGTGTAAGTGGCAGATACGTCTGCTGTAATAAGCGCCTCAAGTCCGTTAAGAACCTCTAATTCGGTGGTAGTTACATCCGAGGGGTAGTCATATATTGTGCCATCTATTGTCACTGTGTAAGTGGAAGAGTCCTGTAAAGTCTTCACACTGTACTTCGCGGAGAAGCAGTTTGTCGTTAGCAGGTTCAGAGAAGATCGTATCTTGAAGGAATCCTTACTAATAGGGTTCTCAAACACACTATTCACTGGGATTAGTGTTCCATCCTCCCCCGTGAAGGTTAAAAGCCCTTCAGAGGCATCAGAGCCTAGCCTAGCAATACCTATCAAGGAGGCTAGGTCATCTAAGTTTCTACCTTCACTTGTGCGTGGGTCGAAGTTGGAATTGACTGAGTCAGCCAGCTCCCACAAATCAGCTATTGTGTTTGACAAGATACTATTTAATTGACCAAGTATCTCATCATCTGCTGTAGAGATGCTATCAGAAATGTTCTGTTGTTCTGAGGTAACTAGATCATCCGCTATCTCTGAAAATCTCTTTATTATAAGTCCGGTACTGTCGAGACCTGCCATTATCTAATCCTTAAATAGTTGTAGTGACTTGAATTAACTCACCAGTTTCTGTTGTTGCAGAGAACTTAATCTCCACTGTCCTCTGAGCCTTATCAAATACGCTTGTGAATGAGTCCAAAGACACAACACCTTCTGTATCTAAGATAGCTTGCTTCACTTCAATATCTAGCAGGTTCTTGTCACCTTTGCCGAGCAACTGTATGTGGTTATTATCGTTCTTCAGATAGGGGACACCCGCAAGGGTATTAAAAGCCCATTCCCCTCGATAAGTGTTGAGTGTGATAACAACTCTTTGCCTAGTGGCTTCTTGTTCAGTTGCGACTAACATCATCCTATTATTTACTAAGGAAAGGTCATGGGAAATTGTGTCGATGTAAATATCAGACATCTGTACTCCTATTAAAGTGTTGTATATACCTCTAGGAGGCTCTCAGACGCTCTGTAAGCGATTCTAAGGTGTGTAGGTGCGTGAGAGTTCACATTACTTAATTATCGTTGCTTAGAGACGCTCTCATCCAGCAAAGACATTAGGGCTTCCTGTAGCTACGTGACCACAGCTAGCGGAATCGTTTTGTCTAACCACACCAATACCTCCAGCAAATACTGTACTACTGCTCTCGACCATTGTGGCTGAGTTGTGTGGAGAGTCGCCATGAGGTGCTACGCTATCTCCTAAGATAGAGATGATAGAGCCATTAACATTAACTGTAGGGAAGCCGGGGCTTGTAATAGTGCCACCAGCAGTGTCTGTCCCTATCCTAGATATGCCGGGCATTAGTTTAGATTTATGTTTGTGCCAGTGATATTCACATTCTTTCCTGCTGAAATGTTTATATCACCATCTGGCAACATCACAATAGAGGACACACCATTAGTGATTGTTGTTGTGTTGTCTGGCTCTAATATGATATGTTGATTCTTGAATTTTATCTCGACGTTAGTGGAGCTAGGGCTAAGATTACTCTTCTTAGTGTACAGGCCCGTTATGGCTACAGCATCTGTACGATGGTGGTGTCTACGGTCTTTAGGGGTTTGACCACTGCCATCACCTTCTAGCCAATCCTCTATACTTCTCATAGAGAACACTACTAACACTGTATCTCCTACAGCTATAGGGAAGGTCATAATACCCCCACCGCCTGTTGGGAACACTACAGGGACATTCAGTATCTTAGACGGTTTCAAGACTACACTGTCCTCATACACCCTATCTATAAGGGGGCGTACATCTATGACTTGTTCTGAAGTTAGTTTAGCTACATTAGTTACAACACAAGGTATCGCTGTGTTGATGCTCTGACTAACATAGCCGTCTATATACCTCTTAATTAACTCTGCTGTATCCATTTACCCCCCTACAGGTAGACAATCAATAACTGTATCCCAATTACCTTGCTCATAGCCCAGTGTGTGCTTAAGGCTTGTAATCTTATATTTACCTTCATACTCCCCATAAGTGACTTCAGCAAACTTATTAGCTGCTATGTCACCATTCAGGAAAGTAGAGATACGAATACCCGACTTACTCTCACTACCTCTTAGAGTGTTGGCTGTACTATCTGCTAGTCTACGGATACTGCCTTTAACATTCTCTTGGTATATCTTGGTAGATGAGGTTCTCTCAGGCTCTGCTATAGATTCTACATATATCCTACCTAACACTACATACGCCCTGAATTGGATAACCTTAACCACTTCTTGTAACGCCTCAAAGACATTACCTTCCACGTTATAGCCATTCTTCATCTCGTCATTAAGAGCAGCAAAGTTAGTCATATCTAAGCCATTTATTACCTTCTCTTCTAAGGCTGAGGTGCTTTTATTAAAACCCCCTACAGGGATACCTTTACTAGATAACTCTGATAAGAGCGTGTTTATCACAGTCTTGTATGACACACCTTCATCAAAAGACATAGAGGCTCTTATGTTCCTAAGCCCTAGTCCACTATCTGAGCAGACCATCTTTGTAATCATATTCTCCCCAACTTTCTCTGTAGATACAGTTACTATCTGTCCAGAGAATATAAGGGGGAGAAGAGTGTCTTTCTCATATCCAGCCTTTAAGAGAATGGAGGAGTCTTTCCTTATCTTCTCTATAGTGTGAGGGGACATGTTATAAACACTTATAGTTGTTTGTTGACCACCTGAATCTGTATTGGTGGATTTATAGCTTATAGATGCCTCTATGTGGAGGTCAGTGATGTTTATTGCAAGCTCAGTCTCACTAAGGAAATCTTGATATGCACCACCAACACCATCGAAGTCAGTGGCTGATCCCAGTAATGCACTAGGAGCAAACTTCTCTTTGAAAGGGTCAATACCACCTTCAAGGAAATTATCAAAAGAACCACTAGCTGAGAAGAACTGTTCAGAAAGCACAGAAGAGGTTAAGTTATCATTCAGGGCCTCTGATATGTAGATAGACAACTCATACTTCCTCAGATAAACTCTAGCCATTATTGCCCCCTATAAGGTCTAACTCTTCGTTTGTGAAGTACACCATTTCATAAGCCTTCTGGATACCAAAGTTGTTTCTACCAACTGGCTCACCATCTTTCTTAGAACGGAGGATAAATATATCTCCATGAGCAAAGTCTCTTAGAATATATCTTGATAAGAGAGATTGATTCTCAACTAACTTTATACCAGAGACTAAAGTTGTAGACCCCCTACTTAGAGAGAATCTCCACCTACTGTCCCTATCATTCCACGTAAGTGTGATTGTATATTCTAATCCACCTAATGTAATTGTTTGAGTAGACCAAGCAGAGTCTGGAACACTTAGTATTAATGACATAGTTAACCCCCGGGTATCAAGCTTGTAAAGTTTTTCCAATAGGTTGCTAATGCTCCCTCAGTACCTTCAAGGTTAGTCTCCTTTGGGTTCTTACCTGAGCCAGCTCCTTTCTTCTCCCCCTCAACCTTATCCTTAAACTTGAGTGCAGGTACAGTGGTTGTATCAGCTTGCTCTGCAAACTTAATCTGCTTTATAGTGAAGTCAACCGACACACTGTAACAATTTCCCGCATACCCTGTCTCAGAGTTCTGTGTGATAGATAAGGATGTGAATACGCAGTTATCTAGTGGTGGGCGTAGAGGATGCCAGATGAAAGTGAATGGTGTTCTGCTCTCTTTAAGCTCCTCCATACCCTGCATATACTCAGCAGGGCTAAGGTTATTTCCACTTGATGTAGACTTGATAGAAGAAATCTTACCACTACAAGTGACCACTTTATTACTATTAACATAGTGATCCTGTACAGTGCTGCCATCTTCCACAACATAGTCAGAAGTTTTACCATCAAGAGAGATAACCACTTCTGCTGTAGAGTCTAGTGCAAACACCTTATCTGATGACCTAATATAATATACAGACAATCTATCTCTCCTTTAAGGTATTGTAGCTAAGCTTGCACCAAAGCTATTGTCAGCAGAGAACCCTCTCTTAGCGAAGAAGCTATCATCACTATTACGTGATGCGTCCACAGCCTCTGCTGTAGTGTTGTGATTAGTGGTATTCTTTGTGAGATTATTGGTTATGTTGTTTGTATTACTACTGCCATCTTGAGCAAC